GATGAATTTTTAAGATTTCATTTTTGAGTTTTTTGATTTCTTCAGCCATAAAATCTTTTAAAGTACTTGTATTAGATATATTGTTAATGTATGCTTGTAATAAACCACGTTGTGATTCATTAAGGTTGGAGTATTTTTGATTAAACTTATCTACAAGTATTTTATATGATAACAATCTCAAGTCTTTTGATTCTTTTTGAAACTTTTCAACAACAGATTGTTTATTAGATTTAGGAGCATCTTTTTCTTTAAGATTTTCCATAACGACAAAGCGTATTTCTGTTTCTTCGAAAGGATTGGAGTTATGTTGAATTTCGAATAGTTTATAAACAGAAGCAATATCTCTATAATTACTAATTCTCGTTCTAAAGAAATCTTTTAAATCGTACTTTTCAGTAATCTTTTTTACTAAATTATACTTAGCTCTACGCATTTCACTATAATTTAACTTAGCTCTTTCACGTAATACAGAATCTACTAAGTAATTTATCTTACCCTCATTCTTTAACTTCTTAGATGTTAGTGCTTTATAAAGAACTAACTCTTTGCCTAATATAGTAGTAGGCTTAAAAAATTCTTTGACAATAGCCAAAGCAGGTGATGGGTCATTGTTAGACAGCACATCTGAGGTAATTTGTCTTGTCAAACACTCATATAAAAATGCTGTATTTTTTATTTTATTATGTTTTATCATTTTAACTCCAACTCTTTCAAGTCATATATAAATATGTCCTAATTAAAAATTATTTTTCTGAGTTTAATTCTTCCTTGTAATTTTTCGATAAATCTTCGGTTTCCGAAAGAACTTCTCTTGAATTTTTATCCATTGCCTTCATTAAACCATCATAATGAGCCAAAGCTAACGGTCCATTCTTAAAAGTATGTTTAATTTTGTTATCTTTTTCATAACTTGTACGTAAATCGTGTGAACCTAACGGGTCACGACCACGTGCTGAATCATCTTTTTTATACTTTGGACCCTCTTTAGGTCTTCCCATTACACCATTTAATTCTTTTCCACTTCTACCTATCGCATCATCATTAGTTTCTGTCTGTTCAGGCTCTTTTGCTGGGTCATTACCCTCTGATTCGATAGTTTGTTTTCTATACTTAGTCTTCACATCAAAGATAACCTTCTCATCATTCTCTTTAATCTCTTCATCACTCATACCAAAAATGTTTTTGTATACCCATTCTGAAGACATAAGTCCATCTCTCAACATAGAATCTGCTAAACTTGTCTTTGTATTCCAAAGTTCAAGTTTTTCTTGTTCATATATTGTAGATGGATTTGTTAGATTTAAATCAAAGTTAACTAACTCTTGGTCACGATAACCTTGTGCATATAAATGTACAATAGCTATTTTATGTAATTCACTTACAATAATTCGTTGTAGTCTTTCTATTGTACGAGCAAATCTTACGTCTTCTGCAGCAAGTGTGGCTTTACCCTCGACACCTTCTTCATACCCAAGAAAGGCCTTAGGAACACGTAATGATGCTAATAAACGATTTCTCAAATACTCAATATCATCAACAGCATCATAACTTAATCCATTCAACGTATCAATAGAAGTACCTGAATCTCCTCCTCTAACAGGTATAAAGAAATCTTCTGTAATGTTTTGCATATTGTATTTTAAATTATAATCACCTGTTTGATTATCGATAACAGGAGTCTTCTTCATTTTATTTACAACTTGTTGCATATAGTTTTCTACTTCTGCAGGAGGAATATTTCCAATATCAAATTTAAAAACTCTCTTCTCAGGTGCTCTCATAATTCTATGAATTAACATTGCATCTTCCATAAGAGTTAATTGTTTCCAAACTTTACGAGCTGCCTCTAATGTAGAACGACCATATGGTAGAAAATTTGCATCACTTAATAATCTAAAGTGAGCAACTTGAAATGCTTCTAAATCCATATCTTCACTACCATATGTAGTATGTCTAACATTATCAACAGGAGTCATACGAAATTTTACATAATGTGGATTTTCGGGGTCTTCTCCTTCTAATCTTGATATGTCATATGGACTTATTGGAACTACATTTGTAATACCAAACTTCTCATCGATATCAAGATATAAAAAGAAGTCGCCATACTTACACATATTACGAACCCAAGGCCATAAATTAAATTCTATATTTAAAACATCATAAAATAAGTTATGTAAGATATCGTGAATATTGGCATCGTCAGTTGTAATGTCTAAAACTTTACCATATTCATTTTTCATTGTTGATTCATCTGAATAGATATCAAGTGCAGATGATATGATAGAATCAGTATCCATTGTTTCATAATCTCTAAAGAGACCTAAACGTTGTTGTTGAATTATAAGACCACCATCATATCCAAACTGCTTAGCAGATGAATAGATTTTTTGATATCTATCTATTAACTGATGTTTTATACTTGATTGTGTTCTTGAGGTATCAGAAACTTTTAGTTTCTTACCACCAACTTGCCTAACAACAACATTGGTAGAAAACAATCTACGTAGTCTTGTAAATAATGTTTTATCTACAGCCATAATTAACTCCTACAATAACCATTGAAGGTCCTCATTATCTTTATTTGGACCTATTTCTATTTTCCAAGAATCTTCTTTTTTTCCTGGTGTGTACATTAATTGTGAAGGCGTACCAAAGTTAGAAATAGTCTTCTTAGACAATTCTATACCTTCTGCTCTCAATCTTAATGCAGTATCTCTTACCCACAATGCTATGCCATAACTCATAACTAAATCATCGTTATAACCGGACATAGCTTGAGCCTTATTGTTATTATATATAAATACAAACAATTCATCAATTAATCGATTTGAATGAACAATTACTGCCTTTTCCCTAAAGTACTCCTCTAATTTAGCAATAACAAGTGGTCTTGTTTTCATTGTCATAGAGAAACCTGGTTTGAGATTTCTATCTTGTGCCCTATATCTATTTGTTAATTGATGTTCGACATCTACATATTGTAAATCTTGTGATGAATAAAATAAATTTTGATAACCTCTATCTATAATTTGCTGTATAGAGGCCCATCCTATATTGTTGTTCTCAACAACTAATAAGGCATCGTTATATTCCGTAGCTACATTTACACATAGATTACCAAAATCTTTTGTACTAATTTTACCTCGATACTCAGCTACTTGTGTCATAGTTTCTATTTCTAAAATATGAAATGCACTAAAGTCTGTACCATCTCCTCTACTAACATCAGCACTCATTATATAATTTTTAGTATAGTCAGGTTGTTCCCATATCCAAACGTTTGAATCTATTCCTTGTTTTACAACAGGGTCCTTACAATGATTATCTTTGTACTCTTGTAAAATAACACCATCTACAACCATTTGACCTGAAGTCAAGAAGTCACAATCACATTCTTGGGCTGCAAGACCTGGTCCTAATAATTTATCTTGTTCTCTTCTATATACTTCATCTCTTTCAGGATGTACGGTCCAATGTAATTTAATTGGATGAAAACCATTGACACCCTCTTCAGCATCTACCCAAGTTCGATGAAACCAATTTCCAACACCATTAGGAGTAGATAATGCAATACATTGTCCACCTGTTGATAGTGTTTGTTGAGCAGCAGCCCATATAGTATCAATCTTGTCTATAAATGCAGCCTCGTCTAAAACTAAAAGTGACAATGCTTCTGAACGACCTGAGTCTTCACTTGATGAAACTGCTTTTACTTGTGAACCATTTTTATATCGTAAAGATAATTTATTATCTTCAATACATTTTTGTCTTAACCAATTAGGTAAATTAGAATGCATAACTCTAATCTTTGTAACGAGATTTTTAGCAGTATCTTGTTTTGTTGCCAAAACTAAAATGTTCTTATCATTTCTAAAAGTCATTAGCCACAACGAGTAGGCTGCAGTTAAGGTAGATATACCTAATTGTCTTGCCTTTAAAATCACATTATATTTGTGATTTAATAATTCTTTTAAAGTTTTATCTTGAAATGGATATAATTCAAAAGGTATTTTGCCACGAATAGGATGTTGAATAACACAATACTTTGTAATAAAATACGATGGGTCATTACCACACTTAATATATTCTTGTCGTAATACTTCTTTTAAATTTTCTGATTTCATATTTTGCCTAAAATAAATCCTATTCCTAACCAAAGATATTGATTTTCATACCATTTCTTTTCGACTAATTTTATCATCTCTTCATTTGCTTTATCACGTGATTTCAATAAATCAATTTGTTTTCTCTGAGCAAGTAATAATAAAGAATCTAATTTTATTTGTTCTTCTAATTCAGATAAATTATCCTCGTACATTTCTTCACCATATTTGTACATATTTATTAATGAATCTGCTTTTGCTAATTTACTTTCCCATTGTGCATCACGAGCTTTCAACATTTCTAATGCTTCTTCATACGTAAAGGTTGTTGGCTTTTCACCATCTTTCTGTATTTCTTGACCTTTAGTCAAAGATAAAGCAAAAAAACATATCACAAAATATCTTAATATTTTCATAGCTAATCTCATTTGTTTTTTGCAAACTTTCTCAAGAAGTCTTCTGCTGATTCTACTTCATCATTTTCATAAACTTCTTCCATCTTTTTAGTTTTCTTTTTAGATAAAGTAAGTTTTCTCTTCATATTACCAATTTCTCTTTTAGAAGCCTTCTTAGCAGTTTCTAATTCTTTGATTTGTTTTTCAACTTTCTTTTCTTCTTTCTTGTTTTCGTCAATAACTTTTTTAAGTTTTTGTACTTCTTTACTTTTTGCTTTATTAACTGCAAACAAAGCACCGACTGCTCCAAGAAGCCCTAATATGTATTTAAGCCACTTCATTTATTTCTCCTAAGTCCTTTTCAAGTTTTTGTATTGCATCATTGTAAAACTTTATAGCTTCATCAATTTTTTTATTCCATTCTTTCTTATCTTCTACTTCGTACTTTTCCTCATCTAATGCACCTAATTCAGGATTAATTGCATTATAATGTTTGACAACACTTTGTGAACGAAATTCTTCGATACCATCTAATTTATCTTTTAATTGTGATATTTTATTTTCAATAGATTTTCTTTTTTTCCAATCGTCATAAGTACCATTAATTACTAAACGATTTTCAAATTCTATTTGACAATCAAAACAATGTCCAAATTGGGCCCAAGCTTGATTATCAACATTTTTATTCATAATTCTATCACACTTCGTACAGAAATTAGGCATACGAACTTTTTGCATTATCTTTGTTAATGGACTTTCTATGTCTCCTTGTTTTTGTTTTTTACCTTCATAGCCTACCATTATTCTTTTTTCAGGAGTTTCTCCTCTAAGAATAGATTCCATAGCTTTATATTCACGAACTCTTTCTTTTCCACTTTTACCAAAATCACTCATAACTTACCTTGTGTATTTTAACATTCCAAGTATCTGATTAATAGGTGCAAACAAACCTGTTAATTTGTAAACTTTACCTTTAAACATAAAAGTAATTCCTTCTGTAGGAACTAATTTTTTAAATCCTCCCATAGATTGAACTTTGTCAAGTTGTGCCTTCATCATATCTATAGTTCTCAAATCATTACTTGAACGTATTTTTTTAATTGTCTTTGCCAATTCTTGTCTCATCTTAACTGCAGCTTGTGTAGGATTAGCAGATAAAAAGTTTTCCATATTAGATAAAACTTCTGCTCCTAAATCAAGAAATATTTTTTCAAATGCAGAAACGTTTTTCTTCCATATCTTTGTATGGTCTATCTTATCAGTAGTTAATACCCAATCTAAAAATTTAGGATATTCTTTTAAGTCTTTTTTAATCTGTGGTATCTTGTATGATTTATCAAAGAAGGCCCATCTCTTCATCAAACTATACAAAACATTGTCTGTAGGATTAGGGTAGTCATTTGATTTAGCTCCTGCTAAAATGTATTCTAACCAATAATGTTGATGATAATCACCTGCGGTATCTGAATCTGCAAGTCCATATTGTGATTGTAATTTATTCACTCTATTTAAAAATACAGATTTTTTAGCTTCATAATCTTTTACTTTTGGTAGTTTAGTATTTGGTAATGCTTGTATATTAAAATGTCTTTGAACATTTGCATTTACTTTTTTAATTAACTTTGTTAATTTTGAGCCTGCTGATTTACTTTGTCCTACAGGTTCACCCTTTTCATTATAAGTTATAGTTCCGTGAAACACCAACATATTTATACCATATGGTATAACATTTGTAGTAGGCACATACATCACTTCTAAACTCATAAAAGATTTACCATTACCAAATATATTATCTAAATCTCTTTTACCCAATCTCTTAATTGCCATTTCTAAATCTTTCATAGAGTATGTAAAGGCTTTTTCTATTTCGCCTCTACCTGCAAACATATTTTTTATGCCTTTTATATCAAGAGAATTTTGACCAAAGTTTTTTAATTGTCCTTTATTTCGTGCCGCTCTTACCTTTCCATCAATATAGGAAATCATAAGATTTTGACCATCCGTCTTTTCCGACACACTTTCAAGTTTGCCTTGAAGTGCTAAATCTATCATTGTTTTTAAATCTCTAAATGTTAACCTATTGTCATCGAAAGGATGAGCGAGATGTCCATATGCTCCACCCATTAATAATAACTCTTTATCTTCTATAAATAGTTGTTTAGAATCTGAAAATACATTTTCTTTTAGTTCACTATCATTTATTCCTCTACCACCTTTATCCATAGTTTTAGAAAATTTCTTTAATTTACCAAAGTCTTTATCTTTTCTCATCTTGTCTTGTTTGGTCCATTTCATCTTATCAAAGACTTTCATTCTTGAATGTTGACTTACTATGTAGTAGATAGTATCAACATTACCACCCATTGATTTTATCCAAGTAGAATATTTCTTTACTAACTTAGCAGAAACTTTCTCGTGACCATAATGTGTCCAAAATCCTTTTTTAGGGTGTATCTTAGCAGTAGAGTCTTTTCCTATATCGTGAAATAGTGCTGATAAAGCAAAGTCAATATCACCCGTTCTCAATGCTCTGTTAGTAACTGCAATAGTATGTTTCAATACATTACCCTCAGGATGATAATCTCTTCGTTGGTCATAATTTTTAAGATTCATAACTCTCTTTTTTAAATCACTTGGTAGTGCATTGTAGATATCTCTAAATGTTTTAGGTTTAGGTCTAACTGCTATCTCTTCTACGCCTTCTTTTAACTCAACATCGTAATCAACTACTTTAGGACCAACACCTGCTGATACAAGTTCTCCTGATATACTCTTTTCTGCAGCATCTGTACCTAACCACTTTACTACGTCCCATCCAAAATCATCTGTTATTCTTTGTATAAAATCTTTATATTTACCAACAGCATCTTTAGAGCCTTTAATTGTACCAGCATCTAAATATGATACAGCAGGAACCGTGTTATACTTTAAAGTGTAATCTTCTAATGGGTCAAACTCTGAACTTATCAAATGGTCTAATACTTCCCAATCTTCTTCACCATATAGGTCCATCAACCAAGCAGTTGAGTACTTTCTATAATCATCATAACTTGCATAATAGGTTGGTGGACCATCATCAAGATTTCCTTGTACCGTTGTAGTCGCTTCGGATAGTGTGCCTCCAAACTTTTTAATTAAAAATTGTAATATCTTTTTGTCAACCTTACCATACATTCTTTTAAATAATTCTTCTTTGGCAGACATATTTACAGAACCACCAAAAGTTGCTCTAACTTTGGTTCCACTTACAGGTTCACCACCTATCTTAAAATCTGTTGGTGGTACTGATAAGACAAATCCTCCTTCTTCATATGGAACAAATTTTCCCTTTTTATAAGGTTTAAAATACTTACCCTTTAAACGTTGTGAATCTTTTTCTCCAACTGCTGCAATATAAGTAGTGTCTTTTGGAAAATCTTTTAATATCTCAACAGGAGAATATGGATTACGAACTTGTACAATCATCTTAGGCGATACATTAAAGAACTTTGTGATGATAGACTTCTTTTCTTTAAAATTTAATGGACTACGACCTGGTTGTGTTTTATTACTCGTGCCAATAAAAACCTTGTTTTTTCCAAATTTTTGTGTTAACTTCTTATACGTTGAGTAGTGACCTGTATGAAAAGGTTGAAATCTTCCTGAATAAACTACAACAACATCTCCTTTAGCCTCACCTCTTAAACTACGATTTGTTTTTTTGTGTAGTTTTTTCATCTTTTTACGTTGACTAAGAGAAGTAGGTATCCAATCAGGACCAAATGTGTAATCAGAATCTTCGCCTAATATTCTTAATAATTGTGTAAAGACTTGAGGATTTGTATTTAAAAATATCTGTAGTTTATTTACATTAGCAGAATAGGATTTGGGCAGTAAGTTTTTACTGATTAATCTCTTTAATGCTTTTTTTATTTTAGGATTTTTGGTTATGTCTTCTTCTATAATAGGTTGGACTAACCAATCTGAAAGTTTGCTCATAGTGGATTACCACTTTCTACAAGACCAATACCTAGCTTTCCAACGTGGACCCGGATTATCACAATTATGTCTTGCTCTGAAAGATTTTCTTGCCTTAGGATTAGATTTGCGTATTCTCATTGTACCACCTTTAGCATCACCGCCTTGACCAAAGTTGACTTTCAC